GTTAGCCTTCCCGAATAACGGGTTGATATCGTTATCACCCCGTCCTACACGGGACTCGACACTAAGGTTGCGAATCCTGATCGAGTCGACCAGGGCGCTGTCCTCAGTGTCTTGTTTCCAGCCGAAGCGGCCGTGCCGTATAAGCTGTTCGCAATAGACGGCGCCTACTCTGTAGGCACCCGTCTTGCGCTTATTGACCTGCATCCTCAGGATGCGGGCACAACGGCGGTATCGCTTTGCCGTTGCAGGAGAAATGATGTCAATGACATCATCCCCTGCGCAAGCAAAGTGATCCCGCTCAAGATCTTCATATGACCTCGGGCGTTCGACACCCTTGGCCATTAGCGACATAACCTTCCCAATAAGATGTAAGATGATCTTACTCCCTGGGTTGCCCATGGGAAGGCCTTTCTTCGTTGGCTCCTCATTGAGGAGGTAAGGAGAAAGTAAACGTTTAAAGCACTGTTCGAGATAGGGCCGACTCGGTCCTAATTCTTGAAGGACAGTGTTAATGATAAGACTCCCGACCTCATAAGATATGAAGTCGGTCGCTTCCTCGAAGTCACTTGCGAGGAAGACTGCGTCTGGTATGTCTGCGACACGCTTGACGTATTCGAAACCTTGGTAACCTGACGCCAGACCCGCCCTCAGGGTCGGGTCACACCCTAGGTATGACCTAAGGATGTGTGCAGCAGGTTGCATATAGGTTACAAAGCTTGCAACCGTTTTAGTCACGACACGTGACTTACCCCCCGGTTCCGCTACAGTAGCGGTTTCTAGGGGTAACGGTTTGCTTGTGGCTGTACCGTCCTCATTAAGGTAGCCTTTCCCGATAAGATCAAGGAAAGACCAACCAAATAATTGCCGAGCAATTATGTGAGGCTCACAGCCTAATCTAGTTTCCCCAAGGAACGTAGGAATGGTCGACCCCCAGGGTTGATCATTCGCTACAGGTTCCTCACGGCAAAACGTTCGCCAGTGAGGAACACCCTCCACAGTAACTGTGTAGGTTCCATCGGGGAGCTGTATTGACTCATCTTTCAAGGCCGGCTGACGCAGCCAGTCTGGAAAATGAGCTAATATGTAGTCCCTGCGACCTCCCTCAGACCTGGATCTCTCGATGCAGGCCGAGTTTGAGAGAGAGACATGCGA